TGCACACCCTCAAACGGGGCACCGTCTTTCTGGACTACATCTGCTGCTTTTTGAATCCCTTCATGAGCAGTGCGCAGCTTGTCAACCTCCTGGTCGTAAGCGTCTTGCTGCTCCTGTGGAACGCCATTCATGTAGTAGAGCTGAACACCCTCCTCCATGTCCCGCTCATTCTTCTGCTTTACCTGCTCTACAAGAGTGTTAGAGAGTGTCTCAGAGAAGGCTGCAAGGTTCGTAAGCTTATTCAGTTCAAACTGTTGGAGACCAGCACGTCGTGAGTTATCAAGACTACGTTGCTCGGTTTCCATGTTCTGCCGTAGCAGAGGAGTCACATCCGGTGCATTAACTGGGCTAAAGCCTTGGCTTTGAGCAGACCCCTGAAAATTGACTCGATCTTCAAATTGTTTCATCAGGCCAACCTAGGTAGCGAAAAAGCTAGTTGTGTATTGTTTCCCAAAGACGATGGGAATGAGTTCTGACCAGAGGACGGGTTGAAGCCGAAGCCACCACCGGATGGAGGTTTAAGTGAGTTGTAGGTATTGAAACCACTCATCAACGAATTACCAATCATCAATGCAGTATTCATCCCATTCATCCGAGGAGCCGGGATGTTGGCTTCCATCGACGGTGGAATCGATACACCCTGCCATGTCTGATAATCTGCACTCAAGTGCTGACGACCAATCTCCTGCATGTTGCGAGCAGACTGCCCACGAGCACTGGCTAGGCTTTCAGCCAAGATTGCTTGTTGACGACCATAGTTACCAAGGGTTCCAACAAGATTGCTCCGCCTTGCACTGTTGCCATATCGCTCTCGTGCATTGTTTTCGCCTTGTGCCTGAATCAGATTCTCAAGCATCCCTTGTCGTTGGAATGCAGTTTGAGTGAAGACCTCGTTTAGTCTGCGTTGTTCAGCAGCATATGCACGATTAGCTGCGTCAGCGTTGAAGCCCTTTTGGGTATTGGCTTGATCCAGCTGACGGCTAAAGATGTCTCGACGCTGGCGGTTGCCAGCATTGATCATTAGGTTTTGATAGGTGTTGTTATACGCAGCAGAGGCAGCTTCGTTTGCGGCGGAACTCATCCCACCGAAGATACCTAAACCAGTCTGACCAACTGCTGCGGCAATGGGTAGAGCCAGGGGTCCGATAATCATATTCGCACAAATTCAACAAAATAAAGGTTGTTGGGGCCGATAGGGAGGACACGCAGGAACGTGAATCCCAGGTGCTTAAGCAATTTCAGGTGAGCTGTATTCCTGATATCTGCATAGTTGTACAACATAGGATGAGGCAATGAATCAATCCACTGCCTTGCCTGCTTAACGAATGAGATCGGGAAGCGTTGTGTCTCGTTAGTGCAGTGCATCCAAACACAGCCACTATCATCTACACCAGCCACACCGGCAGCCTTGCCGTCAGGAGTATCAAACACAATGGTGGCATCAGACACCACACCAAGTGAAATAGAAAGGACAGGATTCAGTCCCGCCCCTTCTACAATCTCTTGGAGGTCGTCTGACCGAAGGTTAAGTGCAATATCAGCAACGTCTGAAAGCTTTGCTTGTCTCGACTTAAACACGCTTGTAGAAGCCGTTGTTGTACCGTCCTTCCCAATTCAAGCTAAGCAGACTCACAGGGAACGGTGTGTCACCCACAATGCGAACCATCAGGTTCTTGTTCCGTTGGTACAGCGGTACGTTATGGACGGCATCCGTTGCAATGTTCACACTGTTCAAAACATACTGGTTGGGTAGTGTGACATTCACTGTCTCCTCCCAGGTCGGTATGCCGGTGATGTTGATCCGATAGGTCACAGGACCGCTTAGACCTGTGGATACCTTAATCCGATGGATGATCAGATCTGCTGTGAAGTCAGAAGCTGCAGTTTCATTGTCTGATTTAATCAGATAGAACTTAGGCAACTCAACAGTCATGTCATAGAGATACCCGATGATCAGATCACGACCACGGAAATCACCATCTAGATCAAAGTAGTACTGACCGCCTGCGCTTGACACTGTTGGGTATTCAACAGCTCCAACTGACTGGTTGGTCACACTACTGGATCCACCGATGTAGCCACCAAGAATCACAACCGACAGGGTCTTGCCGGTGAAGTGGTTGTAGGGGAGGTAGACACGAGTGGTGTCTGCTACAGAATTGTAGGTCCGATACGGGTTGATGTTCCACATATCAAGACACACATCTGTCTTCTCACCTGTTGGCAGTGTCAGGAATCCTTCCTCACTGGCTTGGGTAAGATCCATTGATACTACGTAGACCTTGGTGCCATCGGTCACCGTGGCGTAGAAGGTGCTGATATCAAAGAACTGGTCAAGAAGGTTTCCAGTTAGCTCCCACTTGTACCACGATTCCAATGGACGCTTCTCACCTTGTTGGAGGAAGCGGTATTGGTAGATGGTGTTAGATCCCTTTGTACCAATCGAGATCATCGACAGTCCAGGTGACGAGATCATCGAGTTAACTGTACTTGGAATCAATTCCGGTACAACTCGTGTCTCATCAAACATGAACGGTGGAGCGTTATTGTTGATATCCATCAACTCAAACACACGGGTGTAGAGCGGTGTCTTCGAGATGAATGCTAGTGTTGTACCAAGAGCAACAGCTCCAACCTTGGAATCACACTCGTAATTCGACAAGGTGTTGATCTTAGCTGTGTTGGGGCTGAGGATGTCAGAGTCAGTTGTCAGCAGGAACTGTTCTGTCTGACCAAAGATCACAAGACCAACGCTTGTGGTCTTTACGTAGTTCAGCGTAACGGGCTTAGTGGACGACGCAGTGAGATCAATCGGATCATCACTGGAAACCGTCATTGCCGTGGTGACAAAGAAGTTGAAGTAGTCCCCAGCTTTGCTTAGGATGACCGCTTCATTTGCTAAGAAGCCAAGTCGATTCCGATAAAAGAAAAGGCTTTGGATCGTTGAACCGATGAAGCTAGGCAGTGGGTTTGTGTTGTTATCACCAACAAGCCTGTCCTCCCAGTCAACCGGTTGGAACTTGAATGAACCGTTGGCTTGCCTTACCAGCTGGTGGGGCATCGTAAGTTCATCAAGCTGATACGTAATGCCAGGCGCATTGGTCTCTTCCCACGTACCAGGACCGTTGGTTGCAGAGTTGGTTGTTTGGAATTCAACCCACATGTCATCGATGTCAACCTCATTGCTGTTGACTACTTTGACCTTATAACCTTTACGGCATTGAGTAGGTAGCCGCGTGATATTGGTGATCTGATCTTGGAAGACATAGAGACCATCATCTTCCGTTGAACCACGGGTTTCAACCGTAAAGGCAGTAGCTCTGGTGATGTAAATACCAGGACCAACTACGGTTGCACTGTAGGCCCCACTGGCGTTGATTGCGTTGGTAAGGTTGACAACGATGGTTTCAGCGTCGGCAACACCCGCAGCTGTGGTTGCTGGTGTCGTGTAGCTGAACGTAGTGCCATTCAGGATGACCTGATACTTAGCGTTGTATGCAACGACATTGACAACAACGAATGCTTGGTTAGGCAGTGCTGCAACGGTGGTTGCCTTCATCTGAACCACCTTCTGTCTGTTCAGTACAAAGGTGTAGTCATTCAGAGTGAGAAGTTCAATGTCATCAGCAGTTGCTCCAAACAGGTATCCGTTGCTTGGAATGGTTGTGATGTTGCAGTTCGTGATCTGAGTGTCATACAACCCCTTTTTGGTTGCTTCATCAGACACAGCAGAGTTGTAGTTATTCTGTGCCGTAGTGAGGGCTGTGAGGGCCGTGGAGAGCTGTGCAGGCGTGTGCGTTGCTGGCACAGGCCGTTCCACTTCAAACAGCTTGTAGCCGCTCTGAGCCACCAATGGGTGTTGGTTGGTTCGCTCTGCTCCTACGACATAACCAGCCGGCAACGTGGTTGCAGCAGAGACCACCACACCGCTGACTTTAACTGTGTAGTAACCAGTGCTTGAAAGCAGGATGCCAGAGACCACATACTCTTGCAGGTCAGCATATGGGTAGTTATAAGCTACTTCAAATAACGACTCAGAAGTGGAGTTCTGTCCATCCAATGCTTCTTCATACGTAGCTTGTGCAGCATTCAGCTGATCAAGTCGCGTAGCAGTGGTAGCCTTAGCTGTGTTGTAGTTCAGCAGTGCTGTCTGTACGTTGGTGTAGTTACAGGTTCCAGGCACACCAGCATTGGTGCCCATATCAACAGTTCGAGGGGAGCCATCCAACAGGCTCCAGATCTTGAAGGTGTTGTTGGCAAACTGACCAACGTACTTCTCAGCGTCATCACGAAGGATCGAGAAGAACTTACCAGTTGGTGATGCGTTATACAGGTCTGCAATGAACCGCCCACCTGGACGCTTGAGAAGACCAAGGGCATAGTCAGGGAAGACATTCACTGCATCCCGCACTTGCCCAGGAAACTTACGATTATCCGGTTGTTGAGAGATCCCAAGAAATAGGTTGGGAATTCGCTGCGTTACTGTACTCATCGGGCAAGCGCCTTAAACGGCTGGTAGCTGTTGTAGTAATTCTCCCCATCACGGAAGCCAAACATGGAGTAGTCACCTTGTTGGCATTCGTACTCGATAGCAGCCGCCCTTGTGTACGCCTCTTGCTCTTTGAGAAGTTCATTGATCTCCTTATCACCAATCATCTTTGTTGCGCACATCCGGGCAGCACGGGCAGTGATATATGCCTGGATAGCAGGAGGAAGATCTTGGAAATCGAAGTACCAAACGATGTCAGCCTGGATCGGCTCTTCCCATTCAAAGGTATGGTTCAATCGGTCGTAGAGCTTCCCATTCCGACGAACCGGATCGTAGTCCGCATAATGGGCTTCCCGGTTGGTATCAATCTGAAGAGCGTTGAACGGATACAGGATCTCCTTGGTTACTGCATCAGGAGTCAGTTCGTAGTTCCGTTCGGTATTGAAGATCCACCCCTCTGCTTGAACCATGCGGCTCACCTCACGCAGAGTGTTCAATACGATGGCAACCTCAGGGTTCTGCAGGTCAAGGGTGGTGACAGGTGCCTGCCCCACCGAGCTAAGTATTTGATTTACAGCATCCAGTTCGGTGGACACAGCATAAGTAGGAAAAGACATCTGCCTTATTAAGAGAAGAAAGGGGAGCCTTTAATTAACTCCCCCGTTATTAAAAGATCAAACGTCGGTGATGTTGCACTCGACGCTGGGATAAGCAAGGCGAAGACCCTTGGTCACAGACTTCACAGCGGAGTCAGCAACAGCAGAGCCATAACCCTTGCGGGTCTTTGCCACCGAGATGCGCTGGGCATCAGTGGTGCAAACACCTTGAGCATTAGAAGCAGCCATGATATACCTCAGTTGGTATAAGAAAGAGAAGCAACAGTGCCGGTCACAGCCGAAGCCGTACCAGCAAGTGCAGCGGATACAGTGATCTGATCACCAATCCGATAACCATCACCAGCATTGTTGCCCACAGTAATTGCGGTCACAACACCAGCAGCAGCAGTCAGGTTGGCAGTAAGACCGACACCATTCCCATCATCAGTAGTGGCAAGGTTCGATTTGGCAGTGGCGCCAGAGCCACCATTACCAGTGACGGTAACAGTAGCCACGGCACCACCAGCACGACCGAGTTCAATGCCAGGGAATGGATACCAAGTCTCAGTAGCAATCGAGGACTTATACAGTCCAGAAACTTTTTGACGGGTAGCCATTTTCAGTTACCTATCAGGTGGTGGCTTGCAGTTCGATTGCAGCAGCGGGGTTCAGAGTGCCGCAGCCCATGGCCATACGACCAAGGATCACATCACCCTGGTAGATCACCGAAACGTCACCACTGGTT